TACCAAAATCTAATCTATTATCTGCGTTATATTTTTGAGTAATATCTTTAGTATATAACCAAACATTATCATAATATTGGGCAACCATGTCAACAAATAAATCATAGGGTTGATTATTAGAATCTTCTCTTATATATTCAGGGATTGAATAGAATAAATAATTGGGATTATTATTATCATAATTAGAGGCAGACAATAATTGACCTCCATAATTTGAACTAGTTTCATCTATACTACCTAACCAAGTTAATGCTTGCGAACTAGTAGTAGGTAATAAAATATAGGGTTCAGTTAAGTTTGATTTTGGGTATGAAATGCTAGAACCACTACTATAATACATAAAATATTCAAATCTATCAAAGTTTTCTATAAGGTTTGATATTTTCTTTTGAATTATATTTTTACTTGTATTAGAACTAGTTATATTAGTTAAAATTAATGATTCTGATGTATAAGTTTCAATTAAACCTACTTTATAGTAAAAATTTTCAATGCGGGTTTGAGCAGAACTAAAATGAATAAAATTATTAAAATTAGTATAATCTACATTAATATTAATAGATGACTCTTTTAATAAACTGTTTATTTGGTTTTGGGAGCTTGTAGGAGCACTAGATATTATATTATTATATGATAAATTTTGTGAAGAATTATTAACTTTATCCTTAACAGAAACATTAAGATTAGGACCTGCTATTTGTGTAAAGTCATTAATTTCTATAGGTTCCTCAGGAAAATTAACTTCAAAAGCTTGTGGAGGGTTTATAGAAGTAACAATCCAAAGTTCACTTTTTAAATCAAATTCTAGAGGTAAAGGTTCATATAATTTTACTAATATAGTAGGAGTATCAGGGTTAGTATTTTCTAGTAAAATATTATTAGCTATAAAAAAATTATTCCCTGAAAAATTTATGTAAAAATCTACAAAATAGTTTTGAACATTTCTTTGAGAAATAAAGTTATTAGTTTGTTCTATAATATCTAGATTAGATAATGCTGTGCTATCTAATCTTAATTCTGTTCTATCTGTTGAAATTGCAGATATATATAAATTAGTAACAGGATCACCAATTTGTTTATCAAAAAAATTATAGTAAGCTACATAAGATCCATCACTAAATCCGGCTTTTTCAAGATCATTTTGGGGATCAGTTATAATAGTAGAAAGAGTATTATCTTCAATATCACCTTCACTATCTAAAACTTCATAATTTGTATAGTTTAAATTTGAAGTTAGGAGGTTTTGATTTAAATCATAAACATAAAATTCTATATAACTAGAATCACTAAATTCTTCCTGTAAAGTATTGTTAGATATAAGTGATATATCTTGTGAATTGTAAGATTGAGGAAGAAAATCTTGGGGATTTATTTTATTTATATCAGCCATTATTTACTACTATTAGTCGTAAGATTAACAAGATCATTTTGAGACTCTAATAATTCTTCTCTTAAAGTAGCAATTTCTCTTTGTAGTGCCTGAATTTCTTCAGATTCATTTTCATAACCTATATATTCAGCACTTGTTAAAATTAAATACTCATGAGAATTAATGTCTCCTACTTCAGGGATTTCATAAAATAATTCATTATACATTTTAAAAAATTCTTGAACTGTTGGTTGTTTTTGTACTTGTTCTTGAATAGACTGAACTCCTAATTCTGAAAAAGAAGTATTAATTGTTTTTTCATATTGGGATTTATTAAAAACATTTTTGTTAAAATTAATATTTTGTGCCATTAGTAAGAGTTTATAACTTTAAAATAATAATTATCATCTAATATTAAGGTAGAACCTTTAATATTTGTTTTAATACAAATTTTATAATATCTTTCTGGTTCTAATCCATTCATGTAAATATCAAAATAATTTCCTTCACTATCTGAGCTTAATTGAGTATAGTTAGTATTATAATCTATAATAACTTCATTAGTATCCAAATCTTTTACAGAATAATATGAAGCTGTTGGAAGGTAACGTACCTGGGTAAATAAAGAACCTGTAGAAAATGTTCTAGTAGGATATTTAGGTGCAACATTAAATCTAAACCTATTTACACTTTGAGGAGTAAAATAACCTGGATTTTCAGCTAATGAAGAAACTAAATTAGTAGTATCTACTATGCTAGCTGTAGCAGATCCTGTTAATACATTTGAATAATCTCTCCATTTAAATTCTAATTGTGGTGGGTATATAGTATTAGTATCAACACTATAGAATTGCATTACAGGTTGGATTTGTGTATTAGTATTAAATTCTACACTATTTTCCCATTTAGTAATAAAACCATAATTGGGTAATGAGGCAGAAGCATGTACTCCTAATGAAGCACTATACCATAAAGAACATACTGTTTTAGCATTTACTTTTAAATCTTTTGTTGATCTAGTATCAAATGATTGTGTTACTTCATATTCAGTACCATCTGAACCACTATAATACCATGCTCCACCTCCTACATTAGCATAAGTAGTGTTAAAAGAACTTGTAATATAGTGATTAGTAGAATCAGAACCACTTATAAGCCAAGTTACTCCAGAATTTTTAAATTGAGATGAATTCCAAGAACATCCATCTGTTGTTTGAGGTACATCTAAGTAAGTACCTGTACCATTATACCAAAATTGTGCTATAGGGTGAACTGAAATATCAGTAGCTTCAACTATTCCCTGAGCAGTTGCTATAAAAGATTTAAATTCTACATCCCATTCAGCCCCATTAATTTTATTATTTATAACATCTTCAATTTCGGATTGTACAAATTCAGTTAGAAATCTAGCTACTTGGGGATTAGAATCTACTGCTATATTTAAATTTGATATAGTTGTAATAGGATCTATCCCTGTATTCATATCTGGGTAGAATGAATATAATGTAGCATCTTTATATGGAAAAAGTTTATATATTGCCATTTTAAATAAGATTAGTTCCTGATCCTAAAAAAGTATCTAAATTAATGTTAGGTTTTGGTAATTTTAAATTAATAGATTGGTTTTTATTAGGTTTAAATGGAAGTTGTTTTACATTTTTTATATAATCCGAATATTTGTTTTGTTCTGAGAAATTATTTAGAGTGTTTTTTACTATTTTATTGTCTCTTGTTTGTAAGGGTCCACCTTGAGGGGCAGTATCTTGTCCACTAGAATATTCAATTTTATTAATTTGGTATATTCCTGTAGGTATTTCTAAAGAATTTGTTCTAATTATAGGATCCAGTAATGATTGGTTACCTTCAAATTTATTTAACAAACTGTTACCTGGTTTTTTAGGGGTAGGTTTTATGTTTTTATTATTGTCTTCCATATTTTTATAATGGTACTACTTTACCTTTAATATTTTCATTTAAATATTTTACTTCAAAAATTGAAGGGTCTAAACTAGGGTAAATTACACCGTCTACTAAAGCAGAAGGGATATCATAAGAATATTGTGAATATCCTTGTGAAATTCCTTTTTTATTAGTTATTTCAATATTTTTAACAGTTTGAACACCTTCTATTTGATCTAACCTAATAAATAAATCTTTTAAAATGATAGGTTGATTAATTTGCCAATTATCTACATTAAAATAAGTTTGTAAAGATTCAATACATGATAATATTACTTGACTATTTATAAAATTAGGTAAAACTACTATTTCAAAATCAATAGATATGTTAATAATATAAACATCTTTTATTTCAATACTATCTCCAATCATTTTATATTGTGATAGATATGTTCTTAAATTTTTCTTTAATGTTTCCGTAGGGGTTGAGAATTGACCTGAGGTATTTAAAGCTAAAATATACATACATAAAGTTTCAATAGTAGAAGTTTGATTATCTATAGTTGGTTTTTCCATGTATATTTTAGATACAGTCCCAAAATCAGAAGGCATACTTAATGCCCTAACCATATAATCATCTAATGTAACTGTTCTTTGTTGAGTTGCAGCTTGCATTAAAGTGTTTTGTCTAATTTGTTCATCTGTATCCCCAGCTGCTCCTCCATCTGCTGCTTGAAGGTTTGTTACTGCTAAAGAATTAAAAGTAGTATTAGCTATTGTTGAATTTAAACTAGAGTTTAAAAATTTAGTATTAGAAGTATCTATATTAGTTAAAACACCAGCTGCTATGTTAGATTCAACTCCTCCACCAGTTAAGTATCTTATAGTTAAAGTAGTATCGGAAGGTGCTATGCCATAGGTATTTGTAAATAAAAAGTTTGTAGGAGAAAATGCTGTTGTAAGTTTATCTTGTTCAAATGGTAAACCTATACCTACATTATTTGGGTTAGGTGTTATTAATTCATCTGTATCATTTGGGTTACCTGATCCAAATTGTATTTGTAAATTAGTTTCTGAGGTAAATCTTGTAGCAAAACGTCTTTGTACTTTTTTTAATTGAAGTAAATAAGGTACTTCACCTGCATCTGCTACATTATTGGGGTCATTTGGATTAGTATTTTTAATACTATCAAATACCATTTCTTGACCCAAATAATCTACTTCAGACCATTTATTTCCATCTGAATCTGTAATATCTAATATATTTAAAATATTATTACCTTCTATGTTTATTATCGGAAATTGAATAAAACTTCCAAATGTAAAAGTTTGAGTGTTAATTTTAGCTGAAATAGCTTTCCGAGTTTTTTTTAATAAAAAACTTACTGGGTTATTTCCTAAAACCTCATATACAGATATTTCTGTTGGGTCTAAATTAGTATTAATTGAAAAATCACATTTATCCTGAATTATAAAATTTGTAGGAGGGTTAATAGTTGTTGATAAAGTTGTATTTTCTCCTATTACTAAAGCATAAGTATAATCCGGGATATATTCCCCATTTACCAAAGTTGCTGGTATTGTTTGATATAATTCTACTTCAACTTGGGCTGCTGTGGAAATTTTAGGTTTGTATCCAAACATATAAGCCAACTCATATAAATTATTTGTTTGTTTAGCAAATTGGGTAAATGTTTCTGAAATCTGATTATCTAAGTAAAAAGACATTACATCACCTACATAAGCAGCTTGTTCCATAAACATCATACCGGGTGATGTAGGAGAAAAATCATTGTAAGTATTAGGAAAATAAGTTTGAGAAAACTCAACTAACTTAGCTCTAATATCAGAAAAATCTCTATTTAAATATTTTATATCTCTATTTATTGGTGTAGCCATTATGTAAATTCTATTTCTAAAGTATCATTTATATTTGTATTTTTAACTTTATATGTTAAAATCACATTAATTAAGTTATTATCAGATTGTTCTAAAATTTTTAAATCTTGAATATTAATATTAGGAAAATAAAATTTTAATTTATTATCTATTCTGGTTTTTAAAAAATCTAAATTCCCATCTGTAATTTGTTCAAAAATAAAATTCCTTAATCCTCCACCAAATCCTGGTTGTAATGGTCTTTCTCCTGGGTTTGTTAGAAAAAAATTAAGTAAATTCATTTTTATTGCTTCTTGAGTAGTATAATTAGATGCAAATGCTGTAGGAGAGGAAAATGGAATATTTACTCCTACGGCAGCACTTTTATTAAAGTCAATTGGGAATATTTGCTGTGCTCCAAATGCCATTATTTAGTCATTAATCCCATTATTTGATTCATATTAACTTCTCCACTAGGTAAAGCTCCATTTGCTGATGTAGTATCTCCTGCTCCTTGAGGATTAAATGGTTTATTACCAAATCCAGGAGCATGTGTACTATTCATATTTAATCCTGTTTCACCTATAATATCTAAATAAGATTGTCTTTGTTCTTTTAAAGATTTTTTAGGTGTTTGTGTAACAGTGAGTGTAGTTGGTGATGTAATACTTTCTTGTATTGGTTGTGTAACTACAGCTTTAGGTGCTTTAACTGC